CACTGCCAACGCCTCATTGCGGTAGTTCTGCATCGCTCATGGAAATTGCAACAGAGACAGCAGTCACTGGCGGGATTTATTACAGTGCTTCTGGTTATCGGGCACTATAAAAAAGAGGTTTTATGAATTACGTATTAGTTGAGATAGATTACGAGAACACCACAGCGGTCATTATTGTTGCTGGACAAACGCTTTCTGTCGAACTACCTGACGATCCAATAGAGTCCCAAATCGCGGCAGCTTGCGAGGAAAGAGCGTTAGTATATTTGGAGACAAATAGATGAGAGTTTTAATTTTAATTTTAATTCTACTAGTAGCTTCTTGCTCAAGCAAGCGAGTGATGAAAAAGTGTGAGCCTATAAATTCCAATGTTGGATATTTGTACGAATGTGAGGAGCTATAATGTTAGTAACACTAAACGAGACAAAGGCATATTTAGGTATCACTCTCACAATGACTGAGTTTGACTCATTCCTCACCCAACAAGTAACTCTCCTATCAAACGCCATTGAGGGATACTGCGGGAGAAAATTTGGGCTTGCCACTTATATCCAAACTTTTTACGAAGATGAAATGGATATTGATTCTAAACACCCTACTAAGCTACCTCTCTACCACTACCCCATAACTACAATAACCAGCGTACTAGAGGGAACCGCTCCAGAAACTACCGCCAATACGACCTATCGACTTCACCGACCTTCTGCCACTCTCACCAACACTACAGGTTGGTTTAATGGCGGAAACGTACAGGTAACTTACGAAGCCGGTTACGCATCTATCCCAGAAGTTCTTAAGCAAGTCGTTTATAGTTTGGTTCAACAGGCCTATAACAAAAAAAAGAATGGCGTTACTTTAGATTTCGGAAACGATGTGCAAAGTATTTCCATCCCTGGGGTTATGAGTATTGCCTATGACTATTCACTTCAAAACAACGACAGAAAATCTACTTATGGAATGTACCTAAGTGGATACTTAAATGTATTAAATATCTACCGCTCGGAGCGAAGAATGGTTGGCTCCCCTAGGATAAAATATGTCAATTGATCTAGGCGGGGCAATGGCCTTGGCGCTATCCCTGAGTGCCAGACCTATGACACTTCAAAGACCCTCTGAGGAAGCTTGGAATCCAGAAGAGATTTTAGTTTCTACTTCCAACTACGCCAGAAATTTATCTACGCTAGAAGAAACTACAGTGGAGGGGAAAGAGTTCGTAATTTCTAAACAAACCTTAGACAATACGAATCACTTCACCACAATTAAAAAGGGAGATCTATTAGTAGACCCAGACTTGGGGGATATGTCCATTCACCAAATAATTCCTATGGTGGGAATTGGCGGGGAAATTCTGGCTTACCGAGTTCGTATAGCTTAGGGAGGTTGAAATGCTCACTGCCTCGATGAAAGTTAGCGTGAAAGAAACAGGAAAAGGCGCTCCCCTTTACAGCATTAATTCCGACCTAGCGGGGGAAGTAACTTTAGAAGCCCTATTCAAACATTTAAAAGAAACTTTAATAATAATCGCAGATCAAACACTACGCGAAGCCCAGGTAAACGGGTTTACTAAAAAACCTATACTAGTAGTAGATAACTCCGCCTCTAAGCCTCTAGAGCAAGTTAGCCCAGTGGGTAAGATTCAATTTATTGCCCAAGTTCAATCAAGTAAACTTTTACTAGACGCCTACGATGCTATTGAATCGAGAACTAGAGTTGTGTCAGGCACCTACAAAAAATATAATTGGGTGGCCTTCAACGGATCTATAGTGGCCACTAGCAAACCTTCATTTGAGGCGTGGCTTAAAGTAAACAGTAATTTTAAATACCAAGATAGAATAAGATTTATAAATTTCGCCCCTTATGCTGCGAGACTAGAGAGGTTGGGGGTTAGGTTAGGTAAGGTAAGCCCCAGGAAGAAAACTCAAAAGAAAGATAGATTAGGCGCAAACGGCGGGGCCAAGTTTAGTAGTACTCTCGCCAACGGGGCCTATACACTTGCCGCGAGAGAGATAAGAAGAAAATATAAATATAATTCTGGGATTTATTTCCAATTTAAATTTGGGGACGCTATTGGCGCTTTCTCTGCCGCTCTCCCCGGACGTGCCGGTGGAACTCATTACCAAGGCGGGGCCTTAAAGGGAAAACCTTACCTCTACCCAACTATACTGATTAGTTTGAAGGATATAGGATTAACCGACAGTGACGTGAACAAAGGAATATTATGAGTTCATTAATAGTGAGAAATACAATTAAATCTTTCATAACGACTAACCTCCCTCTGGAGAAGTTAGTAGACCTAAGCGGAGAGTTCGACCACTTGAATGACTTACTTGCCCACAATAGAGTTACGGGGCAAATGAATTGGATAGGTATTCAATTCATAGGTAATTCAGAAACTACGACAAGTCTTAACGCCAACAATTCCGCCGGATGCTATCGAGAGTTGGGGACGATTATTTTAAATATAGTAGACGTTTCCCGTGTGGGAGTGGCCTCCAAAATATTACTAAGAGCGGAGATATGTAGAAATTTATTTAGAGGACGAAATATCTCAGGTATTAGGATTGAAGAAGTTTCACCTCCTAATTTTAGTGACGGTGCCACTTTAAATTTTGAGGGAAAGTACACCTCAGCAAGTATTTACATTGGATATGAATCAGACTTAAACTTATAACGTATTCCCTATCAGGAGGTTTTTATTAGCTCAAGCAATCGTGTTCGAATGGCGTTAATTACTGAAAGTGTTTTAGGTACTACTCCAGGTGCGGGTAATTTTAAAACAGTTAGATATGTTTCAGAGAGTTTATCTGGATCTCCAGAAACTACTGAATCAGAACAAATTAGATCTGATAGATTGGCGAGTGGCCAAGTTCTAACAGGGATTACACTAGGTGGGGATATTGCTTTTGAATTAGCAAAAGACACCACTTTAGACCTATTGATTGAATCAGCTATGCACTCGACTTTTTCTACTCACGTAGCAATTTCGGTGGATATGGATACTAACGCCACAACTAAAACTATTACTCGTGCAAGCGGTAGCTGGACCACTGACGGAATAGTAGTGGGGGATGTTCTAACTTTGGCAGGTTTCACAGGCGCAGAAAATAACGTGCAAGTAATGGTAGCAGAAGTAACTTCGGCCACCGTGATTAAATATCTAGGCCCGGACACAATGACTACCGATGCAGCTTCTACAGGAACTACTTTTAAGAAGGCGGATAAAATTGCTATTGGCACCACTCAAAAATCTTTTTCAATCGAAAAGAAATTTGAAGATCTAACTACCAAGGCCTTAATTTACAAAGGTATGTTAGTTAACCAGATGCAATTGTCTGTAGCATACGGGGAAATTTTAAAAGGCTCGTTCGGATTAAGCGGGACTAAATACCTCCAGGCAGACGCCGCGATTGAAATGATTACCAACTTAAGAACTGTTGATGCTCCGGCCACTACCAATTCTTTGAACGGCTCTGTAGATATGCCTTTTATCGGGACGGATTTATCTGGGGTTTTATCTGAGAGTGGGTTCTGTATTCAAGCAGTAGACTTTACTTTGAATAACAACATGACACCACAAAATTGTATTGGAGAATTAACTTCAGTAGCTTACTCAAGTGGTACAGCTAGATTAGAAATAACAATCTCCGCTTACCTAGCAGATTCCAACTGGGAATTACTAGCTAAAAAATTAGACCAAACTCCTATGGCCATTGGATTCCAAGTTAAAAATGCTGACGGTTGGTATGCTGTCTATATGCCAGCGTTACAACTTTCTTTCCCAGACCCAAGCGTGGCAGGGGCCGATCAAGATATCGTTTTATCTATGGCCGGAGTAGGGAAAGTAGGAGCAGCGGGAGAATCTACTCTTTACATTATGAGATCTTAATAGATAGAATTTCCAACACACACAAGATACCTAAAGGGCCGAGTATTCGGCCCTTATTTTTTATTAATTAACGTGTGTTAAAGGGGTTTCTGTGAAGTCAAATTTAGATGTTTTTTTTAAGACGGATGAGAAGGCAGAGGTTGAGGGGATTTGGTTTATGGTTACAGATACCGCCGGATTCCTAGTAAAAAGATTTGGTGGAAAGAACTCCACTGCCGTTAAACATGCCTTGGCCCTTAAGTATAAACCATTCGCAAGACTAATTGAAAACGATTCACTACCTGAGGAGAAACAAGCGAAAATTCTTTCGGAAGTGTTTGTAGACGCGAGTGTTATTGGTTGGAAAGGAATCGAAATCGAAGGTGAAATTAGAGAGTTTAGTAAGAAAGATTGCATAGAACTATTCTGCAAATTGCCAGACTTATTCAAGGCAGTTTACGAATACGCCCAGTTAACTAGTTCGTTTAAGGAAGACTTGGGAAACTACTAGTCGGGTATGTAAAGTGGTCTAGTCGTTGGGGGGAGAGTCTCTCCAATGGTTACTACTACAAATTACTCGGTCAGGGATTTATAAAAGAAGAAGATAAAGAGCCTAAAGGTATGGAGGAATTTTCTGCGTACCTAGAAGCCTTTAGAGAGTTAGGAACTTGTAGACCTAGCGGAATGGGCGGTACGGGCTATATACCATTTACTTCAATAATCGAATACTCTAAGATTTACGATGTAGGTGAGTTTGAGGATTTTATTTATTTGATTCGAGAGATGGATAAAACCTACATAGATTTCGCTTCTAAGAAGCAAGAAAAGGGAGCAAAGCCTAATGCCACCAAACACACAAATCCGAGAAATAGTAGTAAGGGTGGACGCGGGTGAGTCTTCTGCTGCGTTAAAACGTATTGCCGAATCCATGGGGAGATTAAATAAGTCCACTGAAAAAACTGCTAACATATTAAAGAGTTTTCAAAATGCCTTCAACGCAGTTTTAGGGGCCTCATTCTTAGGGGTGGGAATTTCTAGCCTCACAGGTATTGCAGACTCCATGCAGCTAGTCGGGGATAGAATTAAAATCCTCACTGGGGATCAAGAAACCGCCAATATAGTATTTTCTGAATTGCAAAAAATAGCGGCCAGCACCAAACAAGATATTGTAGAATTGTCCACTACCTACTCTCGTCTAGCCGCCTCTACTAAAAACGTAGGTCTTAGTGCTGGAACTCTACTGGGAGTTACGGAAGTTCTCGCTAACTCTTTTAGGTTATCAGGCTCTACTGCCGAGGAAACCGCCGGAGCTTTGACACAGTTTACGCAGGCAATGTCTAGGGGTACTTTGAGAGGTCAGGAATTAAATTCGATCATAGCAGGGAATAGTACTTTAACTCAGGCCTTCGGAGAGGTGGCCAAAAAAACCGGAAAATCAATCCAAGAATTAGCAGAGAAGGGGTACTTCACCACTGCAAAAGTTTTAGAAATATTGGCCGCCAATCAAGAAAGAATAAATAGTGGGGCCGCAAAACTGGGGCCTACTTTTGGGCAAACCATGACAGTCGCTCTTAATGTTTTTAAATCTGCCGTAGATGGGGTGAATAGTTCCTTGGGATTAAATAAAGGCTTCGCCGCAGCTATAGATGTATTATTAAATAACATTCCAATTCTTGTAGGAGTTCTCACGGCCTTGGCCGCATCTACAATACCCCTCTTAGTTGTGGCGGTGAAATCCGCCGTTTTGGCTTTGGCCCCTTTCCTGATTATTAATCCCTATGTAGCGGCATTAGGTTTATTAGCTGGGGCGGTCGGTTACTTGGCAGCGACGTGGGAGACTAGTTCTTTAAAAGTCCGAGTAGCGGGCCTAGAAATAGTAAAAGCAGTTTTAGGCGTCTATATAAGCTCCATAGGTGTGTTCCAAAAACTCAATGGGATTAAGCTTGGTTTCTTTACGAACTTAGCGGAGGGGGCGAGAGATAGTATAGGCGTGTTAGATAAGTCACTGAAGGAAATCGATGCTAAGTTAGCAGCTTTCGAAGTAAAGAAATCGGGATTGGATACTACGATTGTAGTCCCAACCACGGCCCCTAAATTAGGGACTATAAAAGAACAAATCACTGCTTTGAACCTGGCCTTCGAGGGCGGGGGTATAAAAATAGAGGCCTACAATGCGAAGCTCTCTAAGCTAGAAGTACAAAGCCTGGGCGATAGACTCAAAGGCGGAACTATTTCCGCTAGAAAATTCCATGAAGAACTCCAGAAATTAGAGGTGGAAGGTTTGAGGAGGGAGTTTGATACTACTAAGCAAAGCGCAGAAGAATTTGAGAAAGCTTTGGCCAACCTCAAGTTACGACAATTAGAAGATGACTACGCCAGGTTAACTATCTCTGCGGAGGAGTATAACAGAAAACTATTAGAAATTAGCAACACAGTTTCTTCGAATACATTTGCCGCCGGGGCAGAATCCTACTTGAAACGAGTGGGTACTTTAGCTCAGGGCGTTGCGTCCACCGTGGATAAAGCGTTTGGCCATTTGGAAGATGCCATTTTTGAATTCACTAAAACTGGCGAGTTTAACTTTGCTAAATTCTCCCAGTCTATAATTGACGATATTAATAGAATGATTATTAGAACTGTAATTCTAGGGGGAATCCTGCGGGCTTTAGGGTTAGGAGAAGCCGCCCCCGCCGCCGGAGCCGCCGCCACCGCCATCCCTAAAGCCGACGGTGGGGTTTATGCTGGAGGGGAACTACAAAAATTTGCCCGTGGGGGAGTGGTGAACACTCCTACTTACTTCGCCAATGGCGGGGCCGGCGGAACTGGATTAATGGGAGAGGCCGGAGCGGAAGGGATTCTACCCCTTAAGAGAATGGGCGACGGTGGGTTAGGTGTAATGTCCAGCGGAAATACAACTGTTAATATCATCAACCAATCAGGCGCAAGTATAGAAACAAAAGAAACTCAAAATGAGGGCGGAGATAAAGTCATAGAAGTATTAATAACTAGCTCCGTAAAAAAGGGAATAGCTAGTGGGACTTACGATAAACAATTCTCAGACACCTACGGGTTGAGAAGAAAAGGAAATTAACCATGCCACAAACTTGGCCGAGCACCTTACAGGCAAAAATAAATGAATCGGGTTTCTCACGAAAGAAAGGTGACACCCTCCTACGTACTGAAATGGAAGTAGGTATAGCTAAAGTTCGCCGAAGATACACAAAAGGGATTAACGAATTAAGGGTAAGTATTTGGGTTACTCAAAGTCAATTTAATGACTTCGAAACTTTCTACGATACCACTCTGGCCGGAGGAGTACTTAGTTTTAATTTTGTAGACCCTATAACAGAAGCTACTAAAGTTTATAGATTTAAAGCACCTCCAGAAACCGACTACGTGGGAGGGGAAACCTTTGCCATTTCTATGACGTGGGAAGAAATACCAACTTAAGGAATTATGAGCAATCAAATATCAGCGCAATTAATGGCCCAATTTTACGGTCAAGTAAGTGACGACCCACTACTAACATTACTTACCATAACCCACCCGAGTATCACTACGGTTAGGCTAGTAAACGATATTGTAAATATTGTTTCTAGAGGTGACACCTACGTTGCCATCCCCTTTAAAATGACTCCCCCCAAGGATACGGAAGACGCTAGAAGAGAGGCGGAACTAACCTTAGATAACGTATCCCTAGAACTCGTAGATGAGCTTAGGGCCGTCACCACTCCTATGAGTGTCAAGGTAGAGTTGATCTTGGCCAGCTTACCAAACGTAGTGCAAGTCTCTTATGATGAGTTAAAAATAAGAAGTATTTCCTACGATAAAAATTCAATCCGCGCCACACTATTTATGGACGACTTTTTAAATACAGAAATGACTAGTGAAAAATACGGCACCGATCTCTACCCCGGGTTATTCTAATGAAAGAAAAAGATTACGCCCATTTAGTAGGCGTGCCCTATGAGCTTTTAGATTGTTGGGGATTAGTGAAAGAGTTCTACAAGATTATCTACAAGTACGAACTTAAAACCTACTACGAAGTTCCCACCTCCTCAGTGGAAGAAAGAGAAAAGATAATAAAAGAAAAAGAAAAAGAATTTAAAAAAATTTGTTTAACCAAGATAGTTTTCGGGGATATGATAACCTTTAAGGTTCACGGGGTGGAGTCTCACGTAGGTGTATATCTAGGAAAAGGTAAATACCTTCACTCCAGAGAGGGGCGGGATAGCTGTATAGAAAATCTAACGGCTAAGAACGGGTTACATGCTATGGGGGCTTATAGAGTTGAGGGGTTGTCATTGTGAGTAAAATTAAATTTAAATTCTTCGCCTTTAACGGCGGAGTTAAAGAAATTGAAAATACTAATTACCTAGGTAAAACAGTAGACGTTTTAGTTAAGGGCGTACTGGAAGAAAATAAAATACCTACCGACGAAAACACCCTAGGAATAATTGGGGTGATTGTAAATGGCCATCAGGTGGATAAAGACTTCTGGAGTGCTGTGGAAGTTAGAGAGTCGGACGACATACTCATCCACCCCCTACTAAAGGGAACTGGAGGCGGGAGGGGGACGTTCAACTTCGTAGTAGCTCTCGCTGCCGCCGTTGCAGTTTCATTCATCCCTGGAGTGGGCCTCCCCGCTGCCGCCCTAGTATTCACCGCGGTGTACACCACTCTTAGTTTGGTCAATAAACCTGATTTTGGACAAGCGGATTTAGGTTCAGGTAGTGACTCAAACGGTTATGCCCGCTCGCAAATGTTCACCCTTGAAAGTCAAAATAATTCCGTAAACAAATACGGGTTTGTTCCAAAAGTTTACGGAAATTTTAAGATGTTCCCGAATGTGGCCGCCGCCCCGTACACAGATATAGAAACTAATCCTGTGGACGGGAAACTAATTCAATACTTCACCGCCATTTACGATTTTGGGTTCGGCCCTGCGTCGGTGGCATCACTTAAAATCGGGGAAACTCCCATTACTGAGTACCAAGATGTTACATACAGATTGGTAGATTTAAATAAACCTCTAGTTAGTGAGGGCGTGTGGGATGACGTTACCCACAATTCTTTTACTTTATATAAGGGAGAAGTGGAGCAAGAGGTTTTCAATGGCGTAATAAATAAAAACAGAAATGACGGAGCGCTAGAGGCAGAATATCAAGTTATTAGAAACGCATCCCCCTTAGTTAACGGCTCTAAGCAAGAAATAGTTTTAGATTTCGTATGCCCAGAGGGGTTAGTTAGATACTCCCCCGATGCCGGCCAGCAAGGAAGGTACATAGACCTAGAGATTTACTTCTCCAAGGCCAGCGAGAATGTTTGGAGGTCGTGGTCCGACTCAAACTATGTAGATACGTCTAGAGCAATTGGCGGGAGTGAGTTGTACGACTTCGTTTGGGGGACCGTAGTTGGTATTTCGGGGAGTAACTATGCCCTAAGCGACCCTTCAATTGTAACCCAAATTAACCGTAGAATACACGGTCAAACTGGAGTTAAGTCCGTTACAACCACGGGGAACATTTACATGCCCGCAGGGCGGACATACCTAGATGCTTTAGATGGTTGGGCCAACGTAAGTGAAACTATCTACTACAGTAATGGGACTAGACTAGCTAATGTGGTTTCAGTCGCATCTATTGGAGGAGGTTACTCTAGGTATAACCTAGACGCAGGCCTACCTTATTTAGAGTTACTTAACTATACCAAGGATGAATTTTGGTACGAAGGAATTCTAACACTTACCCAATACTCCCAGAGTGCTTCCAACCCCTCGACATATTTCTACGTTAGTAGGACTAGCCCCGGCAGGGCCAGAATTTACAGGAATGATACCTCTGCTGTTTACTCTACCTTCCGCTTCACACCTACCGAAATAGCCGAATATAAAGTTAGGGTTACTCGGGTACTAGCAGCTTCAGACCATCCCTTTTCGGTAGGCGACAAAGATGCCCTCACTTTCATTAGTATTTCTTCCAGGTTTGACAGACTCCCTATTTTAACTAAGAAGAGACATTTATTCATAGAGCTTAGAATTCGCGCCACTAACCAATTAAACGGATCTTTAGATAGCCTCTCGGGGGTGGTTACAAGTGTGCTGGATGTTTACGACGATACTACCCAAACTTGGTCTAAACAATTTTCTAGTAACCCCGCTTGGGTTTTCTGCGACTTAATGACTAACGAAGTGAACAAAAGGGCAATAGATAAGTCCAGACTACACATGCCAACTCTTGTAGAGTGGGCGGAGTTCTGTGACGAAGTTCCAACCGCGCCGGGGGTTAATAGTATTAACTTATTCCCAAGATTTTCTTGTAATTTTATTCTAGATTTTAACGCCACTCTCCACTCCGCATTACAGGCAGTGTCCAGCGCCTCTCAGGCAAATTTAAATGTTGTAGACGGGCTTTATGGAGTTCTAGTAGATAAATTAAAAACTGTACCTGTGCAAATATTCACCCCCAGAAATTCGTGGGGATTCGGATCTGCTAGGGTTTACATGGAGCCTATCCACGCCCTAAGGGCCAAGTACTCTGACCCCGCATCCTCGTGGCAATTAAAAGAAGTAGTGGTTTATCAAAACGGGCGTGACTATAACAACTCCGATAAAATAGAAGACATAAATTGCTTTGCCACTACCAACGTAGAGCAAGCGTGGAGACACGGAAGATACTGGATTGCTCAAAGCACACTAAGACTGGAACAAATACAGATCAAGGTGGACTTCGAACACTTAGTTTGCACCCGTGGGGATTATGTTAAAATAACCCAAGATGTTATGAGAGTTGGCGGCACCCCCGCTAGGGTTAGTACGGTTGTGGGGACTACTATAACTATAGATGATGCCCTAGAGACAGGGCCTTACAGTTACGGGTACACCTACAGATCACCCGCAGGGATAATTACGACTTCCACTTTAACGGTAGTTAATTCAAATACCTTTACCGTAGCTGGGGCCGTACCCGCCGTGGGGGATTTAATTATCATCGGCATAGTGGGGCAAATAACTTTAGATTGTTTAGTTAAATCTATCACCCCCAACGATGACCTATCTGCCACCTTAGACCTAATAGAGAAGGCAGACGGAATTTTCGCCTATGAAAGCACTGGGGATTTTCCTGATTACGAACCTAACTTACTCCCCCAAATTGACCCCAAGCTGTCTGCCCCAGGAGAAGTAAACTTCCTCTCTGTAATTGAAAATTCTTGGAGAGTAGTGAGTAGGGAATATCAACACTATGTAAAAATAGATTGGGACGTTCCAACTACAGGCCCGGCTTACGACTCGTTTGAAATTTATGTTGATGACGGAAACGGATACGACTTGGCCGCATCTACTAAGTTGAGTCAATACACCTACGATGTGAATAGCGCCAATTTAGGAGTGGAGCACAAATTTAAAGTCTTGGCCGTTTCGATTAACGGAAATAAATTGGCACTGGGAGAAGTGGGATTTGTAGCCGCCACTCCAGAGAAAAAAATTGCCAGACCTAGTAATGTGGAACACCTTTATTTAAATATTACTAACGAAACTATCCAACTAGAATGGAAACAAATCATAGATGCAGATTGTAACCACTACGTGATTAGATTTAGCCCTGTGCTAGATGATATTTGGGAGAGGAGTATTCCCTTAATGATCGTGGATAGAAATCTTTCCATGGCGTTTACTCAATCGAGAACTGGAACCTATTTCATCAAGGCGGTGGACTTTAACGGCAACGAATCCGCAAGCCCTGCCCAGGCATACACCTCCATACCAGGACTATTTAATTTAAATGTAGTGGAGATAATTGACGACTTCCCGACTCTCGGCGGAGATAGAGATAGAGTGTCCAGTGATGGAGTATCTTTACTCTTACAAGAGTCAGTGAGTGGAGTTCCAGCAGCGGTGCAATACCACGCTGAAGGTTATTATTATTACCAAAATTTATTGGACTTAGGTGATATTTATACTGTGCGATTACAATCTAGGATTGAAGCGGAGGGATATACTCCTAATGACCTTATGAGCAATTGGCTTAGTCTCGATGACGTACTCTCCCTAACCAACGCCCTTTCTAGTGCGTGGGATGTGGAGACTCAAGTTAGGTACACCAACGCCTATAATGTTATTAGTGAGTGGCCGGATATGAACTCAATCATAAGGATTAGTGAAGGTAATGCTGACCTGTTCACACCGTGGAAAAAATTTACAATAGGTGACTACACGGGAAGAGTGTTCCAGTTTCGATTGAAGTTGGTGAGCACCAATATAAATGTAACCCCCCGAGTGTTTAACGGGAGTATTAGTGCAGATATGCCGGATAGAACCGACCACTATAACAACTTAGTCTCTGGAGTGGGGGCTTACTCTCTGACCTATGGATTCCCTTTCAAAGGTCCCGGGGCCACGCCCAATATCCAAATAACGGTAGATGATTCGGAAACTGGAGACTACTACCAATTACTAAATAAAACACTTAACGGATTCGATATAACCTTTTACGATAGTACAAACACAGTAGTTAGTAGACAGTTTGACGTGGCCGTAAAGGGATTTGGAAGAAGAAATACTGTAGTAGTTTAACTTTAGGAGACTAAAATATGAGTCAAGATATATGGAACGCAATAATCCCTTCGACCACTTCTGGAAACGCTTTGGCCACCCTGTTGAACGACTACAAGGATGCCATGGTATCAGGATTGTCTGGCTCATCAAGGCCCGCAAACCTACAGGCCGGCGGCTATTGGGTGGACATTACTAACGACCCAACTACTTGGGACTATGTAATGTACGACGGTACTCAGGACATTGTTATCTTTACTATTAATTTAACTACTGGAACGGTAGTTCTTTCAGAAACCGAAGGGCTTCTGAGAATATTTAAAAATAGCGACAGTGCCGTGGGGCCAGTAATTGAATTATTTAAAAAGCGTATGGCCGGATCTGGACAAACTCAATCAGGAGATACTCTCGGGGAGATTGACTTTAACGCCAGAACTAGCGGAGGAGTGGAAGTTAACACTGCCTCTATTGTCGCTTCCGCCTCCCAGAATATAACTGGATCACTTCAGGGAACCACTTTAAAAATTAAAAATACAAATGTCGGCAGTGCCACTCCAGTAGATAAAGTAACTATCGCCGACGACGTTACCGTACTGGGGCAAGTACTTGCCACCAATATTAAAAAGGGAAATTTCGCCGCCACCACGGCCCCTGTAGTGGGCAGTGATAACACTGCTGGATACGCAGTGGGAAGTTTGTGGGTGAACACAGTTACAAAATATTCTTATATATGCGTTGATGCCTCTACAGGGGCAGCAATTTGGAGGAGATTTGATATGATACCACTAAAAGTTAACGGATCTTACTTAGTAGATTTAACGGCCAACAATATAACCGCAGCGGCTTTCACTCTGCTAGATGCTTCCACCGCAGTGGGGATGAAAAAGTTATCTGGGTTTCTTACCAGTGGCTCTAAGGTGGGAATTTATACCGGAGCGGCTTCTTCCGAAGTTTTATTGGGATTCTTTTTCGCAGGGGGCGGAGACATAGACGTAGACGTTGTTGCAGGCACCCGACTTAGTATGAAATTGGCCACAGGGGACGACACTTTAAATGAAGGTTACTTAACTATTAATAAATATATCGAGGCTTAATATGAAAAAATATTTTATTTTATTTTTATTTCTAATTGCAAGAGTAGGTTATTCCCTACCTCCCTCTCCAGTGTGGCCAAAGGGCACTCGGGTAGAGACTTACCAAAAGGGATTACTATTTAAAACCACGCTCTCAGTAGATACTGAGAATGTTAGCCCTAAGGCTTCCGCAAGGTCTGCCAGTAAGGGAAGTTTACTAACTGGAGATCAAGGTTTATTTTGGAAAAATGACGCCGGCTCGTCTACTAATTGGTTAAAACTTTTAAGTGAGTCTGACCTATTAGGTGACGTTACAATGGGCGGCATTATACTGGGCGACGGCACTGCTGTTACTAGAAGGATTACCGTTAACCGTGGCGGTTCAAACCCATTTTTAAAATGGGATGAAGCAACTACATCATGGGTTTTTTCTAACAACGGTTCAATAGAAAAAAAATTAGGTCCAGGCCCTAGTGGCGAAGGTGGAGTGAACTTATTACAAAATCCGTCTTTAGAAGATGCTGGTTCACCTGTTTTAAATTGGTCAAATACTGGTGGGACATTTACACAAGGTGTGTACACAAACGGTTTTGAAGGCGATTTAAAATTCGGTACTTTTGTTTCTACAACCACTGCTCAATTTGTTCAATCTGATTTAATCACCTGGCCGGAATTTATAACTGACGGCGGCCAATATAAAATAAAATATAAAAACGGTAACGACGCTTTTAAATTACAAGTTTTAAATAGCAGCGCGGTTTTACTTGGTGAAGCAGTTTTAACTAACTTAGCAAACTGGCAAGACCTAGTGGCCAATTCATTCTTTGCACCAGTAGCAGGGACACAAGTTAGACTAAGAATTGTTTCAACAGGCGCGGGAACAATTAACTTTGATAAAACGTACTTAGGATCAAATACAAATGTTGGCAGTACACAACTACCGTCACAAATTTTAGAACTAGAAACTTCTGACGGTGCTGGTTCAACTGACACTAAAATAAGAAAATTTTTAAATTTGACTGTAAACTCTGGCAGTTCATTATTCACTCACAACCATGGTTCATACGGAACCAAGGGGCTTGAGTTAGTGGCTTTGAGAGACATTGAAGTAGAAGGTGAATATTGCGATCAACCAAGTGGGAATAAGAACTTTGGTTTTTCAGTAAACTCTTCAATGCTAACAACAGATATAGGCGGTCTAACATACGCCCAAGGCAAGAGAGGTTCAAGCACTACCAACGATGTGTCCGGCATTGATAACGCCTGCGTACCGTTTCACTTATCCTTGAACTCTGGTGACATTCTTAGACCACATACAGGAACAGGGTTTAACGTCACAACCTCACACGCTTTTTTTAGAATTAAAGCAACGGCAAAAAGTTTTGTCCCAGCACAAACAACACTTCAAAATGATTGGTTTATCAGTGCTAACATAGGTGGTGCTTCACCAATTTTAGGAACACAGTCAAACTTTACAGCACCGAGCGCGGCAACTTTGGATTTAGTTTTAAACACTGGCAGCGCACCTGCAAAAATAACTTGTGATGGTGCAGAAATAGCGAGTGGTTTAACTTGTACTGCTAACGAACAATTTGGTTTGTCATTTAACAATGTACTAACCGGATGGCACACTATATGTGCGGTGGGCGGGGGCCGACTTGACTCCTCAAGTTCAACAACTTTCGCATTTGTTAGAACAGCAAATAATTCACAAACAGCGTTGGAAGTTGCCAATGAAAAAGTCACTACACAAACAAGCACACCAAACACAGCACCTTTTCAACTATCAAACTATTGTGCGGAATTTAATTTTAGTGCGATTGCAGAACAAACTATACGGTTTATGTATGAAGCAGACGGTGGGGGATCTGGTGCAATTATAGCAGATCGAAACGCTGCGCTTGGAAGTAGAGATTTCCATATTAAAGTTATGCAAGGTCGATTCAATCAACCGAGAGCAATTTTATCAGGCGATCAAGTCACTTCAAAGGGTGCAAATAAGCCTTGGATGGAATCGGGCGTTTTTACAAATGGTTCGGGCCTGGCGTTAGGAAACTATTGCTCTACTGCAAATTGTTTAATCTCTCAAAAAGTTGGCACGAGAGTGACAAATGTTGACGCTCAAACCGGATCGGGTGATTTTTGGATAACATTTGACGCAACGGTAAACACAAGTAAAGTTACTTGTGTTGGAGCCACCTACGTTTTGGGGCTTTATGAAACGTGTACAATGACACACGCGCCGGCCGGCCAGGTTGTTAAACTGACCTGCTATAACGGTGGCAATAAACAAGGTAACTATATGTGCATGGGGCAAGATTAATTTTTAGGAGAATAATTTTATGAAAATTTTATTTATTTTATTTTTACTTTTTTCTTTTAATGTCCACGCAGAAAATTGGATGAGACATTCAAAGATTAAAGCGGGATCAACTGAAGGATTCTCTTTTGAAAAAGATTGTTTAAGGTATGGCGAAAAATGTTATGAAGTGGGGGATAATCCTTCAGTTTCATTTTCAGAAAATCCGGTACAAGTAGATGACACAAAAAAGCCTAATTACTCAAAAAATCAAGTTAGCCAATGCACTGATGATTGTGTAATTTTATTTAGGGCTTTAGAGTGTGACGATGCGGATGAATCACCAATTTTTAATGCTGATTTAAAAGAAATTTATTGCTCAAAGTTTTTATCTTATGACAAGAAAACAGAGCAACAAATGAAAGTAGATTCAGTTAAATTAAGTCAAGTTAATGCTGATAAAGCAATCGAGGCAACGAAAACTATGCAGAGAAAAGCTATTGCAAAATCTCGCGCCTGTGGGGATTCAGCTATATCGGAAATGATTCGCCTAAATGCAGTTAAGGGCCTAACGCCCGCACAACGCAAAACAGTTTTAAAGTCTTATGATGAAATTAAAAATATGTTACAAGTAGGTAATTTAGATCAAGCAATTGCAGACATTACCTCGCTCACCCCTGACGGAACGCTAGTCACAAGCTCGGATAAGGATTCTTTACTTTCATTTATCAGCGGGTGTAAGCAGTGAAAATTTTATTATTAGCTTTATTAGTTTCTTGTTCAGCGGTTCAGCTCAATCCTGAGCCGAATAAACTTATCTCCGCCGCGCTGATAGAAGTGCCAA